CGTGAGTCTGCTTTGGCTACAATGACCTTTGATGACTATGTTAAAAACCAGAGGGTGGCATAATGGCTAAAAAAACGCATTGGCTATTAGTATTTGGGGATGGGGAAACATACGAGGGCCTAAACGACAGGCAGCGTATTATTGAAGTCACTGATAAAGGTTTGAGACAGATGGAAGATGAGGAAACTAAACCGTTTGATTTAGATGAAAAACATCTGTTATCTATACACACTATACAAAAAGTGGGGGGTGTAAAATGAAGCACACACCCGCAGCACGATTGTTGAGACGACAGGCCCTATTGAGCATCTACATCAATGAGCGATTGACTCAATTGGAACAGCACCCAGACACAGAGGCAGAGACCTTTTATCGAGAAATACAACAGGCAATGGCACAGGCAGGCATCTGTTGGGCTGAACCCCAGGTGGAAAGCACACCGCTATTGAGTGGCATAGCAGCGGCTACGATCACTATGGTACCAGACACTGACACTGCTGTTGATATCGCTGTAGCGGAACCAGCGGCAACGGAAACAACGGCAACGGAAACAGCGGAACCAGACTACACAGCAGCAATCACAGGGGGCACAGATGTTAATAGCAAAGTATAGACCGCAACAGGCCGCTTCATATCTGTTTGCTAACCCAGAGCATCTACGATTGTACAATCGTTTGATTGGCAGTGAAACCCTGCCGCACATCATATTGTACGGCAAGCCAGGCACAGGCAAAACATCTTTCTTTGAGGTGCTTTTTAATAAAATGCTGATTGGTGAGGAATACTTCAATTTGGTCAAGATTGACACTGCTGACACAGGCAAGGAATTGAAGCTTTTTAGGCAACAGATAGATCGTGAAACCAGCAAGAATTTAGCGGGATTTGGTCACAGCAGGCACATCGTATTCATAGATGAGGCTGACCAGATGGTGCCTACGGTACAGCAATGGTTGAAAAGCAACATAGAAAAACTGCAGCACAGGGTCACATTCTGTATGACAACTAATCACATAGATCGCATTGATGATGCTGTGAAGCGAAGGTGCCTAAAATTCTGTATTGAGGATCATAAACCAGAAATTATGAAACAGAAATTGGAATGGGTGGCACGGAAGGAAAACATCACAGCATCACCAGCACAGATTGACAGCATAATAAAACAACACGGCAGCAACATTGGCAACTGCCTTAACGATTTGGAATTGCTATGAAACCAGCACCTAAATGGGCACGGCAATACAATTGGGCAGCATACGATCGCAGCCGTGGCACCAGCATAAACGCTGCTGTGATGGCTGTGAAACCCAGTTTGGAAAAATATGTAGCACACATCACAGGGCAAAAGATACACAGCACAACGGCCCGTATGCTACACAGGTTAAGCAAACGCAGAAAGATTGGCAAGAAAACCGCGGCAAGGCTCTCTATGACAGAGCGTGGGTGGTTGGTGCTGCTGATGGAAGCAAATCAACAGGGTGGATACACTGCCTACTGTAAAAAAATCACACATCAATGGTAAAATAATTTAATCAATTTTGAGGTGTTGATTTTTATCATTACCATGGCTCCCACCAGTGTTTAACTCGAGCCGCACAAGTGTTTAGCTCGGGCCGCATTCAATAAAACCAAAAACACCAAAAATACCAAATGCACCTTAAATACCATGTGATCACAGTGAGCAACACACACCCGGGAGAGACTGTATACCTAGTGGATTTCGACCCCTGTGCCCGTCATAGAGACCTTTATTTGGGTCATGCTTTTGTTTTGCTGGACTGGGTAGCTGAAGATGATAGATTTGACACCACACCCTGGGGCAGGACACTGTGGTGCAGTTGTGTATCTGTGGAAAACAATCGAGAATATCTATTGGAACCGCACCAATTAGCTGGTGCTCTTGAGGCCTATTTGCTGGGCTATCCTGTGGGACTCTAATCGCTGCTGTCGCTGCTTTGCATAGAATCGTTTGCTAGCTTCTGAATGTTGATTAAACATTATCTCCAATGCCACATAGGTGTAATCCGCTGGTAGTTTATTTGTCTTCATTGAATGCTGTGTGTAGTACTCTGCGCAGACTATGGTAATCATAGCCGTGATTTTCTAACTTTAATATCATTAACTTGAACAGGCTGAGATGCACATTGATGGGATCCAAGCCCTTGGTGTTGGTGTTGCGTATCAATTCACAGGCAAACTGCCATGCTCGTTCCATGGCCACATGTGTCTGTACATAATCGTTTAGATCTTTCTGTGCCTTGTAGTCGCTTATTTTGATTATCTTGTTATCTTTTCGTGATGCCATAAAACATGTTGTCAGTGTCTTCTGTGGCTAGACCCTTGTCTTCCACGCTCCACTCTGCGGTTGTTACTTTATAATCGGGTATGCTTGGCTCACCAGTGAAGTTGGCCACGCTCCACAATATCCTGTTGTTGGGCTGCAGTGCAAAATTGCCATTGTCTAGACGCAGCATGTGAGCACATTTATGCTCTTGTGGTATTTCTGAATGTTCTGTGTCCAAAATATTAGGTTCTGGGTGTGCCCAATCAAATGTCATTAGATAATTTCCTTTTAGCCATTCTCCGTTTGCTGGTTTATATATGCATCGGTTGCCCAGCAGCCAATCAAATTGGGTCACAGTGGGATAGTAGCTGAATGAGTTCCATAGCTCTAGATCTTCTAACAGTTGGTCTGGCACTGCCTTGCGGTCAAATCCTTTTTGGAAGAATGCACTGACCGGTAATCTGTAATACACAGCACCATTTTCCATCATTGCATGAAACAACAATGCCCTGCCCACGATGCTGGCCATGCCAAATATCACACAGGATTCTGATTCTCCGTGATGTGATTTGAGATCATAGAGATATTCTCTGCGTATCTGTGAGTAGATTGGGGGTATGCTTAGATTTAGATATGCCATTACCAGTGCCTAATCAGTGAGATCAATTGTATTACAATCACTGCTGCCAACTCTATCACAAGTAGGCTGTGATAAAAGGTCCACATGATCTGATAGCGTTTTAATTCTTTTTGTTTCTTGGTCATGCGAACCAAACGATCAGTGCATATCGCTCTCCATCCAGCACAGGCTCCACTTGATGTGGGAAGCATAGGTTGCTGGGAAACACACAGGCATCACCGGGATCGGTGAACGCTGTGGGCACATAGCGACCCTGCCAAAAGCTCAGGGTGCCACCCATGTAATCATTGTTGAGCAATATGCTGATAGACAGGCTTCTCTGACCACCGTGATAATGATCGATGTGTTCCTTGAACTTGTGTCCTTTTTTGTAACGAATCACCTGCACACCAGTGTGTTCATAGCTGTTGTGTTGGAAGGGATAGGTCTCAAATATGTGTTTTAGTGCTTGTTCTATCTTGGCAAAATGCGGATAGCGTTCTGCATTCAGCATGGTGAAATGACAGGTACGATGATCTGTCACAGCGGTTTTTTCGTGATCCACTGCTGCTTTGGCCACTTCCCATCCATCCCAAGCAAGGTCTGCTTCGGGCAATGTTTTTAACCATTTCATCAACGTATCGCACGTGTCCTTGTGCAATAGGTTTTTATAGACTATTACGTATTTGAATAGTTCTAGTTGATCAGCTATAATCATTGAGATTACCTGCTTTTTTCTAATCTATCTAGCTGTTCGTAAAGGTTGTATAGGTTCTGCCTATGAGCTTCACCCACTGGATCACCTGGAGGTAATTTCATTTTTTCATCTACTCTCAATGATCGTATTTCTTCCCTCACAGATATGGCATCTCTTGTGGGAGCTGCCTGTGTGTTTGTGATGGGATTGGGTGGTCTATTGTTGCTCATTAACTGCTCCAAAAATTGTATGCCTTCGGCAGTATCAATCAACGGTTTGGTCAATACTCTTTCTGGCAGCGTGGTTGCGAACTTCCTCACAGAATCCAAACGTGTGTTGGTTTCTTGACCCCAAGTTTTTTCTAGGTTTTTTCTCTCTGCTGACAGATCCACCTGTGGTGCCGTGCTGAGTTGTCCTTGTATTCTTTGCAGTTGATCAGCGTATAGTGCCAATGCGGCCTTGACTTGGTCTTGGCTGAATCCTGCTTTTTTAAATGCTGTGGTTACTTCTGCATCTAATTCCGCTGGCATGTCTTCCAATCCAAATTCTTTTACTACGCTGTAGTCGTATTTCTCTGGAACTTTGCCACTGATCTTCTTTTCTAATTCAGTGTAGCTCTTAGCTAGGTCTTCGGGAGATTTAAACTTCTCTGGTAACCAGCCCGGTCTGTCTGCTTCTGCTTGTGCATTGGCTGTTTGACCTGCTGCTATTTCGGCTGGTGTAGGTACCGTGTCTGGTACCACTTGTGCTGCCGTATTTGTTTCTAATAAATGTCCTGGTGCTGCTGGTGCCGATGGTGCAGCAACTGGAGCTGTGCTTGTTGTGTTTGTTTGTGTTTCCATGTTAGATTATATGTTCCTTATCGTTGGAGACAGATTTCTCGTTGCACATGTTCTTGATTCTACGCAACAACTGCTGCTGTGCAATTATGTACACTGCTGCATAGGGATTGGGTGAATCACTGGTCACGCGAGTTTGATTGATGATTCTATCTAGATCATTCAAAACTGCTTGGCCTGACGGAGATTCAAATACCTGTCGGTAGAATTGTTGAAGCTGATTCGTGCTAGGATTCATATTCTGTTCTGTTTGTTTATTTTATGTTCTTAGATATTTATCTATCTGGACTAAGAAGCGGTAGGAGTTTGAGCGTTTTGTGCCTGCATCTGCTGTGCCAACATCAGTAATTGTTGGTTTTGTTGTGTTTGTGCTTGTTGCTCAATTTCTTCCTGTACCACTCTTTCTGATTTTATTACTTCAGGTGACATGTCACCATCTCTCAATATCTTGCGAGCTAATTTTTGTAGGTCCACATTCAATAGTGCGTTGGGTCCCAGTGCTGATACCTGCTGTAGTATCTGTAAGTCTCTGGTAATTTCAGTGAGAGCGATACCTCGTTTGACTGCAGAGTTTACCACTAGTTCTAATATGTTACCATCAAATTCAAACTTCTCAATCTCACCTCTCATCTGTAATCTGGTGATAAGATTGGATACCATGGGTCTCAAAAACTCTTGTTCCAAACGCAGTCCATACGGCCCTAAGCGTCTATAGAACTCGGCCTGCCTGATCTGCACTTCTGCCGCAGTTTGGTAAGTGGGTTTGTCTGCTGGTAAGATGACATCGTTGAACAACATCCTCTGAATTTGTCTTCTGTGATCTTGTATGGTTGCTTCTGTGATGTTGGTGTTGCCTGCAAATGGTACTGCTTGCAGTGGTTGGTCCACTGTGATAACATCACCGGGTCTCAATTTCATGTTGCCAAAATTAACTGCTGTGTCTGAACTTACTTGCCAAGCACCCAGCGATAGATATGCTGCTGCCTGCATGAATAACATCTGTGCTTCGTTGATGACCCTGATGTGTGGCAATGCCATTCTCACTGGAGAACTTCCCCAGCTGTCACCCACCGTCTTGTCAAAACGGAACACCGTGAACATCTGCACGGGCATCTTGGTCTGCTCCAT